CATGATCCGGCTCGGGAACGGGGGGTAGGCCCAGCCGCTCCCTGCGCCATCGCGCTTTATCCCCATGCTCCCCGCCATACTCATTCAGCCAGCTCTGCGCCGCGAGGACTTTCCCACCGTCGCTTTCTTCTGCTCTTCTTTGCCCTGAGCGATATTTGATGCTTCAGACAGGATGATCCAGTACAGCTCTGGTTTTTGCCTTAGCAGGGAAATGCCGCCCTCTGGCGTGTAATCAATGGCCTTTTCTTCGCCATCAATCATCTCACCAACGCCTTCCCAGCCTGACAACAGGAACCTTGCGCATGTATCAATCAGAAGGTCGTCGATAGCATCAATATCACCTACTTTTGCCGGATCGAAGTCGGTGGTTCCGACCTTGTAAACCGCATCCAGCTTTTCAATGTGGCGACGCACAAGCGCATTGCGTGAACGGAACTGGTCATTGTCGATGCTTTTCACTTTCAGCTTGAGTCCTTTCAGTGGCTCAAACCAACGCTCGCTGTTTACATCAATGCGAGGTGCAAGAATTAACATGCTGTCTCCTGATAAATGCCCGCCGAAGCGGGCTTAATCTTATGCCGGATTAACGGTGATGGCTGTGGAGCCGGTGAAGGTGCGCACTTTGGCTGTGATGCTTGCAGTGCCTTCTGCAACGCGAGTCACTTCAGCTGTGTTCTGGCCTGTAGATGCTACCGTTGCAATGCTCGGGTCTGACGACTCCCACGTCACATTGTCAGTCGCATTTGCCGGAGTCAGGTTGGCCGTTAAGGTAACGGTTGAACCAACGACACCAGTTGAGGTTGCAGGTGTGACGGCCATTGCAGTAACAGGAATATTTACAGCGCGGGTGATCGTCGGCGGCGTGTCTGCGCCAGTGATATTCAGCTCAACCTGCACAATGTCCGTGTTGCCACCGTCAGGCCAGTCGCCATCAACCTGCACAGAAGGGAAATCGAATTTGTAGCTGCCTTCATCGTTAGCCAGCGTGAAGCTGAACGGCATAGTTTCACCGCTGAGCGTTTTCTTCCAGGCGCTATAAGCCTCTTTCGACCATGACAGTGTGATACTGCCGGACGGAGTGAAGGTTGTCGGGATATTCGCGCCAGCAAACGCATTCCCGGTTCCGATACAACGCTGGGTTTGCAGGTTGTTATCGAACTGAATATTGAAGGAGTCAACGCAGAAGCCGTCACCGCCATCAACGCCGTTCAGGTTGATATTGGTAACCTGCTTGAACGAGTAACGCATCTCGCCAGCATTATCGACCGGGTTAGCGAAGTAACTTGTGTCGTCAGCCTTCGAATCCCATCCCAGTCCGGCAAATGTCACCGTAGCAGTGATATCGCCATCGTTCGGAATCTCAAGCTGGAAGGTTCCTACCTGAGCACCGCGGGCAATCGATGACACGCCGATATCGGATGCGTAAGAGGCAACCGAGAAGGCGATGCGGTCATTACCCATCGTAAGCACGTTATCAACCCACTCCGCACCGAAGCATGAAGCAAGGAATTCGTCATGCTGTCCCCAGCGGAACTTTGTGGCTACATCGCCACCAACGTCGATCGTACCTGCCGATCGCCCCTGCGCCATGCGGGTGCCACCGATTTCGTCGTTATCAATCATGTTCTGCGTAGGGCCAAGAGCGAAGCTACTGCGCTTTAGCAGATTCCAGTCGCCTGTGGTTGGCGTAACGCCAGGGGTGGTTTCACGGATGTATGCCGTGACATTCTTTGCGCCAGAGCTCACATGAGCCTCCTGATTAATGGAGCGCCCTACAGAGCGCGATATGGAATTTGGATATTCATTTGTGACCAGCCATCGGTTTCGCCTGCATCGACCGCGCTCACTGCAAAGTAATCAAGGCGACCATCGGCTTTGAATTCGAATAACTCACGAAGCTGGTCGGCTGTTTTCGTGATAAGCAGAGAGCCGCTATTTGCAGGAACGAACAACTGAATGACAGCCATGCCAGTACGATGCACGACGGGGCCGCTGCCAATCTCGTTTGAGCCAGCCATGCCGGGAAGGTTGGTTAATCTCGCCCAAATGGATTTGCCTGCTGGGTCATACGTCTTGTCGTTCGGATAACGCACATCGCCAGCGGCAATAGCAGTCTGAGCCGTCATCCGGGTGATGATGGCTGCGCGTATTTCTGTAAGGGTCATTTGTATGCCTGCGTCACACCATGAAATGAAACGCCGTAGACACCTGCCGGGGCTTGCTGCGAATGCCCGTTTTCGAGTGCTTCCGCGTAAGGTAGGTTGTTCTGGATGTAAATGACTGAGTAAGGTCTGCCATTAGCGATTACTGCACTGCCGCGCTGAATAGCAGTTGCGCCAGATTTATCATCGCCCTGCTGTTCACTGTAATCTGCTGAGCCAAGACTAACGATGTTGTTATTTCGGAAGCGCCCGGTATCTACTGGCGACCTTTGCACAATCTCCGTCAGTAATGCCATAGAGATGATGCGCAATTTCTTGCCTACTTCTTCCTCAACCAAGCCTGCAAAAAGCGTCGGGTCGTTATCCCATCCTTTAGCCATTACGCCCTCCGCAACTGGATTCGGTAAGTAGCTGCTGCAGGATCGGGATTGATAGTTACAATCCGGTAATTCTGCGGCAGGCCGGTGATCAAGTCAGGCGCGGTGATGGTATGACTTTCTGCAGGGGTGTCGGACACTTCGTTAGCCAGCGCGGTGAGGCGCTGATCGCCATGAAGGATGTTTACTCCGTCGATTCGGCTTAGCTCATAACGTGAAATGACGCCTCGACCAGAATAGTTTGCTGTCGTCTCGCCGCCAGTTTCCGTAACAGGGTCCCATCCAGCCTGAATCACATAGCTACCTGTGAAGTCATGCACTGCATCTGCCAGGTCGGTATCAAATGCCTCTGCAATCTCGGTCTGTAACTCGTCGCGAATACCCATCAGCGATACACCCTGAAAGCCATTGGATTGCTGCGCCACGGCTTAAGAAGCGCCAACGCCAGTTGCACATCTTCCGGTAACGTTGTATTGCCCTGTGACTCCGATGATGCGTAGCTTTTCGTAACGCGAACGCCATCAGCATCTACAGTTTTACTGGTTAACGACCCTGATTCAGTTTTCTGCTTATACAGCACCCCTGCCGCCGCAGCTGATGCCAGGTAAGCGCCAGCCTGCTTTACATCATCTGGCACAGGATTTTCAGGAACGTTTTGCAGATTAAGTGCCGTCATATAGGCATTAGCCTGCAATACCGCTTTGGCTTTTACCAAATCATCAGCCCATGACGTACCGAGAATTGAATCAACGTCAGCAACGGTAATGTAAGTGGTCATCATCACCTCGATAAAAGGGGCCGAAGCCCCTCTGTTTACTCTGCTGCCTGCTGATTGGTTTCAGCATCGGTATCGGTGCTGCCATCAGCAGCTGCTGCTTCGGTAGGCCCGTTAGCTGCCTTCAGTGCTGCTACCAGATCGGCTTTAGTGTCAGTCGATTTGTAGGCAACACCTTTTGCGTCGAGCTGCTCTTTAAGTTGAGCAACGGTTAGGCCGTCGATATTGGCCGAGTCAGACGTGGTGTCAGCGCCGCTGACTTGGCCGCTGTCTACTGAGATGCCGCCGCCAGTGTTATGAGCACCGCTGTCGTCAGGAACGACTCGCGCATGGTCAACGCCACCGGTTTCGCCTACGGTCTGAGGCCCAACAGTGATGTTGCCTTCAGAGCCAGCGAATCCCCAGCGAGCCTTGTCGTTTGGATCGATGTAATTATCTTTTGCTAAGGTCATGATTTATTCCTCTCAGTTGCCTAATACGAGCATGCTGAATGATGTGTTAGCGGGTGCGTTACCGAATGGGCTTCCGTTAAGCAGAAGTGTTCCTACCGACTGCATAACCGTAACGTTGCAGCCTGTTGTAGTTATATCTGAGGCGACCCCAATAACCATTTGCTGGCCTACCCATGTTGGCGATGGCTGAACCACTGGGGGTGTGGAGTAGGTTTTGCTAAAGGTGATCGCTACTTTGGCTCCAGCTGTGACAACCTTGCCCGTAATGATGGTTGGTTGAGCACCTGCTGATCCCGTCGGGCCTTGGGCGCCAGTGTCGCCCTTAGCTCCCGCTGGTCCAGATGCTCCGGTTTCGCCTTTTGGTCCGACAGGTCCGACAGGTCCTGCATCACCCCTAGCGCCCTGCGGACCAACTTGTCCGACATCTCCCTTCGGGCCGGTAGCGCCAGTTTCTCCGGCAACCCCTTTATCGCCTTTCGGCCCCGCTGGTCCGGCTGGCCCTTGCGGACCCAATAGGCCGGTGTCGCCTTTCATTCCCTGTGGACCCTGCTCTCCGGTATCGCCTTTTTCGCCATTTGGTCCTGATGGGCCTATCGCACCAGGCTGACCGGTGATGCCTTGAGGCCCGGGTAAACCCTGCGGACCGGCGGGGCCGGGACTACCCATTGGCCCTGCCATACCTTGATTACCTTGGTCACCTTTATCACCCTTCTCGCCTTTTCCACCTTGTGGCCCTGTATCCCCCTTGTCACCTTTGGGTCCTTGTGGCCCTTGCGGGCCAGTTGCCGCCTGTGATGGCAGGTCGGCAAGATCCATGATGTTTTTCCAAGCAGATTCATCCGTCCAGCGCCATTCAAGGTTCTGATCGGTATCAACGCGGAATTCAAGGGTTCTCGCATCCTGTTGCTGCAGCATACTCAACAGGTCGCGATAGATATTGCCTAGGCTGTAGCGATAGGGTACGCGCCCGCCACTAACAAACTGCGTAGGTTCTTTTGCCATATATCCTCCCCCGGCTTATGCCGCTTTGGATTAGGCAGAAACTGTCGAGGTCACAAACGCCAATGGCACCTGCTTACGATCGAACTTACGCTCCCAGTTGGTTGCCAGCGCCAAGTCTGCCCAGTTAGCAGATACAGGGCGGGTAGTGCCCGGTGTGCCGGTGATGGTGGTGCTCAGGAAAGAATAACCCAGCGGATGCAGAACGAAGTTGCGGCGAGTCCAGAGCGTTTCAGCGCCGCCACCATTACCTCGTGCGGGCTCACGATCATATTCCATATCATCTTCGTCCTGCTCTTCGGCATAACCGATAGCGCCCGGGCCAAAGATAACGGAGAGATATTTCGCATCAGCATCCGCACCAATAACTGGCATGTTGTCATCCAGCACAACCAGCATCCCCTGATAACGCCCAAACTCAGGAACCTGATCCGCAATCGGCGTGAAGTCGATTAGGTTCAGAATCTGCAATTCGGTATACACAGCAGTATGCATTGCGATGGTGCTCAGAGCTTTGGTGCCTGACGGAGTGATGATCTGCGGCGTGTAATCACCCATGGTCGCTTTGGCGCGGATAATCGCTGCTGCGCTAATTGGGCCACCTGCATCAACAACCATATCGCCTGCATTGCCTGCAACGTTGTCGTTGTAAAGGCCAACTACGGTAGCAATGGTTCGACGCTGGGCTACGCGCTGCCAGTAACTGGTCAGGCGGCTTGCCACGAACTCCAGCGGATCCTGTTTGGTGATGTTTTTCACCAGGCTCATCGCATTCCAGCCTTCATTCAGGTATGCGGCGCGAGCCTGCATGCTGGCAGAAGTGACTGACAAAGGCACAGCGATGTCTGTGTACACGTCATTCGAGTAGTTACTCTCGATAGATGCATCTAGGTCTACCCACCAAGGAATGGTGAAGGTATTTGATGGGCTGGCAAGCAGCGTAGACATATCGGTGTTATTAACCAAGATGCCCGACTGGAAGAAGGCTGTTTTCTCTGCGGTATTGACCTGCATGTAGTCACGAAGTTCATCGCGGAATACTACGTCTGAAAGAATGGTAGGCATTGCTTATTTCCTTTTACGTTGCCTCATGCGCCGCTTTAAGTCGGGCATGTTCGGCGGGGTTAGTTCGGCGAAGCTCAACTCGCTCCATACCGGATAATTGCTCCCATGTTTTGGTAACCCGGTCACCACTCTTAGGTGCGGCCCCGCCGCCACCTGCCTGACTACCGCGCACGAGGGATGCGTAACGCGGAGAGGTTTCAAACTCTTTCTGGAGATCAGCTAACGCGCTAACAGTGAGATTCCCTGAATCGTCAGTTACGCGCACTTGGCCTTCTGCCACTTTCAGCCGCTTGGCGATGAACTCTTTGAGGATATCGGCGTTGTCACCGTCTGCGATCGCTGTAGCAATTCGCGTAGCCGCCAGATTGATGTCGCGCTGCTCAATGCTGCGCTGCAGATCAACGCGGCCCTGACGCTCACGCTCAAGCTCTGCCTGAGAGCTTTCAAAAAGCTGCTGATAGTTACCTTCAGCACGGGCACGCTCATCGGCTTCGATGCGCGCCTGTTCTTCTGCCTGGCGGCGGCGCTCCTGCTCAGCCTTTTTCTCGGCCAGCAATTCATCGCGCTGACGCTTCAGGCCGCTGACGTCTTCCGGCTGAGGTAAGCCATCGATCTGACAGATATAGACCTCACCCTGCAGCGCATACAGAGCCTGCTTGGCTTCATCAAGCTGAGCGTATTCCTCAGCGGTAAGCTGATACTTAAGTGGCATACATTCTCCTGAATGGATGTGTGCTGGCCCAGCCAGCATTAGATGTGAGGCTTATTGCTCTAAGGCAACGCGCTCTTTGAGGATGTTGTTGTAAAGAGACATTGCATCATACTGCTGGCGCATGAGCCGCTGACGCTCTTTACTTAGCTGCTTAAAAACCGGGTTCGTCAAAATGAATGTTTCAAGTTTTCCGACTTTATCGCTCAGCTCGCTTTGCTCATCTAGCATGCGCTGGACATGAGCATCTACGGATTTGTCAGTCATGAGTTTTCCTTAGATGTGATTATTCAAGGCCAGCAAGCTCGAAGGCATGCGGCTCTAAATCTTTGAGTTGGTCGAGGGTGTACTGCTTGCCGTTCTCATCAACGAATTTGTCGATGCTCAGGTCGCCTTTACTGAACAGCTTGTATCTCGATGGCCCGAGCACCTCTTTCTGGAAGGATGCTGGTTGCCGCGCCAGCCATTCGCCGTACGTCGTTTTACTGCTGACCTGTTCAGCGCCATCAGGTCCGACCGCTGGCCGTGTCGAGCCTGGAATCTCCCGACGATACTCAGCCTTCAGCACCGGAACCTCTGACGTTCGGCACCCCCAGTGAAACGGCGGTGATATGGCATCAAGCGGGACAACCTTGCCATCCAGTGACCGGCACAAAGGCGTCGTCCGTCCATCCAGAGTGGCGACACGCTTCTTGCCCTCAAGGATGTCGTCGTTAGATTTCATCGTTTCGGAACGGGCGGAAGCAGCAACGTGATTGGTCATCGTTCTGACCAGCGAGCCGACCTGCTCCTCATGCGAAACGCCCAGAGAGGTCAGGCGCCGGACAATCTGCTTTTGTGTCTCGCCTAGCGATGACCCTATAGCGATTTCACTGAGGATATCTGCCGTCTTTTTGCTGCCGAACTGTGCCAACGCACCTGTGATGTCAATAACCTGCCTGCCCTTGCCAACAGCAAGCTCAAGCGGGTTAGCAAGTACAGATGCGGCAATCATCTCTGCCGATGGCTCAGAGAGCCGTACAGAGGCTTTGACGATTTGCCCGAGCAGTTTGCTGTTAAAGGTGAATTCGTATTGCGCGAATTCGCCCAGGTCTAGCTTCTGCTGCTCACTCATCTGACCGTATATTGCGTTCAGGTCACTCCTGAGCGTTTCAATCTGCCGGTTATAGCGAGCAGTCGCGTACTGGCTCAGGCCTTCGTTAACAGCTTCCTTGGCGCGCTTAATGGCCTTGCGAACAAACTTTGCCGCCTTGCCTGTCAGCCCGCCGCCGAATCGCTGGACATAAACCTGATGGCGCGTGGCGGCGTCTGTCGTGTAACCGTCTGCGCTCATAGCTATTCATCCTCAACTTCGACGGCATTACCTTCAATCGCAGGCTCTTCAGCGCGTTCCGCGTCGATATCATCATCATTACGATCAGCTTCAAGCCAGCCGGTCTGGCGGAACTTGGTGCGCACGTCGCTCTTGGCGATGATGCCCTGCTGCCAGCTCTGGATAAGCGCCAGTACATCCTGCGAGGTAAGTGAAGCGTCGAAGAATTCCTGATTTAGCCAGAACACAGTTTTAGCCATGTCAGCCTGCCCGCTCATATACAACTGAGCATCCAGAATGGCTCGTTTAAGCGCCTCACTAACATTGCCAGCAATCGTACCCAACACGCTGTTATCGCTGCTGTAGCGGATGCGGGCTGCTTCGGCTGTCTCGTTCTGGCCTGACTGCTGCACGATGCGCGCACCAATCATCAGCATCTGGTTCTCTTTATCCTGCATCAACGTACGGGCAAGCTGGCCTTCTGCGGCCTGAACCATAGTTGCTGATCCAGATTTGCCAAGCGAGTATCCGCGCTTCGAACCAATCTGGATGCCATTCGGGTTCCATTGCTGAAACTCTTCCTGACCAATGTCAGTCGTGAAGAAGACGGTTGGCTGACTACTGATAAACCCTGATTCCTCCACTGTGGCGCTGTTGCCGTAGTGAAGGATATTGACCTCCGCCAAATCTTCGAGCGGAGCCTTATCAATCCGGGCATCGTTGCTTTCTGCGCCAAAGAAATAAAACGGGATGTGGTCGAACGTCTTGTTCAGGTGGTCAGTCGGCAGCACATCAATCTGAGGATATTCGTACAAATCGCCTTCACGCCAGACGCGGTGACGATACGCGCCGTTTTCCAGCGTCAAAGCACGGTACTGTCGCTTCAGGTTGAAGTTAAATTCGTCGCCCGTTTCGTCGTCGTTGTAGCACTCAGACAGAACGACCATCGTCAGCTTGCGGACGCCATTAATCACATCCTCACGCCAGTTGATGATGCTCATGGCTTCATAGAGATGAATGTGGGCGAACCGGCCCGCCGTTTGCGCCTTAGTTGGCCTGACGTCGCCCGGCGTATCTTTCGTCGGGTAGTCCACGAAGAAGCCGCCGCGACCTGTGTCCAGGTCTTCACCTACAGCCTCTTTGGAAAGCTGTTCCAGGCTTGTGCCATCGCCGCTGGCATTCTCGATGAGGTATTCCACCACAGAAGGCAAATCAACCTCTGCCGTTTTGCGGAACACTGCCCCAATCAGACCCTGTCGCGTGCGGCCAGTGATGTTAAGGAACAGCGCCCGAAGTTTTAACGCTTCATAGTCCGCCAGGTTCTCTTCGCTCTTATTCGTCGGGTCAGGCATCGGCAGATAGAGAATGCCCTTATCCTTCACCGCCCTGCTGCCGGCCACGCAGTCTTTAACAAGCTGCCATGACTGAACGGCGTCGTTGTATTCCCGTCGTTTGTTCTCGTAATTAGCCATATTCGCTTATCGTCTGAAGGTAACAGGGGCCGCTTTGAGGACGCTGCGTTTCTTCTGCGTCACGGCGAAGTAGCGGAATGAGTCAGATCCGTGTGATGTATGGTCGTGCAGTGGCTTATCTTTCCAGCAACCGCGCTTGTCGTCCCACTCTTTGCGGTACCCTTCCAGCGCGGCAATACCGTCAGCGCACTTATGCTCATCAAAGGCGCACTTTGGCAGGATTTCACGTACCTGCTCTATGCCGTCATCAACACCGAGCTTTGGAACAACCTGAAAGGTGATCGTGTATTTCACGCCGTCGATTTCGTAGCCTTCGCGGGCCAGCTCTCTACGGGATTTGGCATCAGATCCAAACTCACGGTTGTCGATATCATGCGGACCCCAATGAGCGGCATAGGTGTAGCCTTTATCCTTCAGCACCTTCATGTAGTGCCTCAGACCCTCGCCGCTGTTCTCGTAGTAGTCGATGACGTGATATTCCTCACCAACGATACGCACGAACCAGATAGCCGTGGAGTCGCCAACACCGATATCCCAGAAGGTATGAACAGGAAGGTGTGAGTTATCAGGCAGTGAGCCAATGCGCTTTTGCTCGTAGAGCTTGCGAAACTGCTTGGCGTAGTACGCACCCTCGACCGACTGCTGAAACGCCTCTGCCGGTATCGACGGATATTCGCGCTTCATGTCATCGCCGAGCGTTTTCTCTTTGGCGTAATACCATGCTCTCTGGCGCTCGTTAGTCACTACCCCATGCTTTGCCTCTATATCTGCGAAATAATCGCTCAGGCGCTGCGGGATGGGTTCTACGGGGTCGATTGCATAGAGGGGATTCTTCCACCATGAGAAGAAAAAGAATTTCCAGTCGAGACTGCTTAGTTGCTTACCCTGAAGCTGAGCTTTTTCAGCAGACTGGCAGTAATCGAAGAAGTAGCCAGCCCGACCTTCTGCTGTGCTTTCAATCGTCGTGAAACAGTCGCCTGATACAGCCTCAAAGGCACCGGTGACAATCTCACGGGCTTTATCCGGGAACTTGGCGCATATCTTTCCGAACTCCGAAACATGGAGATAGCGGAGCGTGCCGCCACGAAAAGACGTGCTGATATACAGCGAGCCGCCTTTCTTAAATACCAACTCACCCGCTGCATCATTGCTCGCAGGGTTAGCAGCTTTGATTTCATCAGGGAGTCGGTCATAGGCGTATTTTATCTTCTCGCGGAAAAGACGTTTGGCGTCATTCAGGGTATGAGCTATCAGTGCGCACTTCGCAGCCTCAAACAGGGCTGCGTCGAGCTGAATGATACAAACCTCTGTGGTGAATCCTAACTGGCGTGCTTTCAGAATCAGGTTGCGGGTATGCATGCCATCGAAGTATTCGAGCTGCTCCGGCGTCATCTGGAAGCGAACTGGCTTACCTTCTTTGTTGGTTATCCAGTAGAGGTGATTCAGTCGCCAGAGCTTATCTCGCAGAAGCTTGAGATGTTCTGGCTTCATGCTTACCCCTTCGACAGATCATCCATCAGGTCAGATAGTTTTTTGGTTGCGTCATCACCGACAGGGCCGTCAATGTCATACGCCTGGCGATCAAGTCCGATGAGTGTCTTAAGTGTGTCCGACAGGTCTTTCATTGATTTAACCCTTCCAGGCAGGCTAGTAGCCTTCTGGTAGATTTCATTAAGCCTGTCCCTGCCTGTCTTCTCATCGGGGTCAAACATCAAATCGCCAAGCTTCCTTAGCGCATCGACGTCAGCACACTGCGCTTCGAGCTCACCAAACAATGAGCTGGCAATGTTACGTGCGCGGCGAATGTCACCCCGATGCTCCATGCGGACGTTGGCTATTACCTCGGCGTTGGCCTCGATCAGTATCCGCTCGTTGGTAGCCGTTTCAGTGGATACCTGTTTGGATACCTCACGTTTGGATACCAGCGCGTCAGCCTTGGCTTTTATCTTCGCCTTGAGGTCTCGCTCCCATCCGTCACGTTTTGCACGCTTGTTTATCGCGCCGTGAGTGATGCCATGCTGCGAAGCTATTTCGCGGATAGACATCAAACCAGCCCGGTAAGCCGATTCGATGGCCTCCCAATCTGGTGATGCCATATTTGTTCCTATTCGGTGCTTTTCTTTTTCGCTTCTAGGTAATCGAAGGTGATTTCTAGCAGCAGACTTCGCAATACATAATCTTCAGAAGCGTCAGGGGCAAACTGCTTAAGCCGACTCTGCAGCTCTTCGAGTACTTCGTGTGACCTAGCAACGTGCTCTTTCATGTCGATAGTCAGCGTAATCGGGCCGGTTGTCTTCATGGGCATACCCTTTGTAAATCCAGCTTCGCGACGCTTCACAGTGTGGCTAACCGTTATCCCTTGTCGGAGAATTTTTTAAGAGCCGTTGTGAAAGAGGCTCTCGTTAAATATTTGATACTTAAGCAAAGCGCATTTTTGCGCTTATGCTGCCAAGTGGTGGTGCTCTTCAATCAGTGGTTGGCGATGGTTTCGTTCAAACATGTTTGTAAGTTCATCCTTTCGCTTGTCGTAATCCCAACCCATATTGATGAACACAGTGTCTGCGCGCTGCAACTCAGTGATAGCTCTGATTTGTTCAGCAGTCAGGTAATCCCGGATAGCCTCAGCCTTTCCGATATCATTTTCTTTCCTGAACTTCGCCGACGTTGTGCCAAGCACGATCCGGTTAATCATGTTGGCTTCATTGCTGAAATGGTAATGCTCAGCCTCTTTGCCTTCGGATTCACGACTGCTCTTAATCGCATTGGTCATTGGCCGATACTCTACTCGCGCCAAATCTCGCTCAGCCTGAATGGCAGCTTCCTGTTTCGCTTTCTCCCTGTAGGTGATGAAGCCGTCTACCAGGCGAACTTGCCCATCTCTTGCCTTCTCTCCACCGATAAACGGCATAGCGATCAGGAATCCACGCTCCGTTAGTTCATAGCATGGGATTTCTTTGTTCTGTTTACTGGTATAGGAGGAGGCTCTGAAATCGGAGGCTCCTAAATGCCCCGATGCGGCAAGTGATTCAATGCTATTCATCACGCGGAAGTGGTCACGACCAAATTCAGCGGCGATAACATCTGTGCTAACAAGTGGCGTGCCTTTGACGATCTTTATCAGGTGTTTCATATCGGATACCTATAGAAAGTGAGCCTGTCGCACAGAGAAACTCGCCCCAGAGAGGTCCGCACCTATACGGGTTTCTCTCAGGCTCGCTTTCTGTAGGCTCTGGGTTGATGTTTACGCGTGCGATGCGTATGAATGCGAAGCAAGCGCGACGGAAGGAGCGTTAGCTCTTACTATCTCGTCTTACTTCTGATTTTCACGCCGGGTAAGCGTTGAATCTTCTTGGGGTTTGTCACGTCCAAAATAAAAAGCCCCGCGAATGCAGGGCTGATAGTGCTCTTTGTAACGTAGGTTCTGGTAACAGTTACTGGAAGGTGGCTACGGTGACGCCTTTCTCATTGCAGACGTAAGCAACCTCTCCTTCATCCAGAATCATTTCATCATCACCGCCTGCCCAGCCACGGAAGAAAATCATTCTTGATTCACGAACGAAACTCACGTCGCCGGTTGCCTGCAAAACTGAAATGTCGTTGTCTTTGTTAATCGTCTTGATAGTTAGCATTGTTGTTTCTCTTGGTTGTGGTAATAAAAAACCCAGCGATTGCGAGGCTAGGTCACTTCCTGAGGCTGTTTTTCACTTCGGTGATGATCTGCTGTTGCATGCGGTTCATTTCATTGCGGTGGCGCTTCTCTTGCCTCTGATGTATCCAGAAGCCTATCCACGTCATTACCAGTGCGCCTATGCAGAAACCAGAGAGGATGTTGTAGATTGAGTAACCACTCATCTGGTCACCGCTACGCAGTTGGCTTTCCACGTCTTGTTGTGAGCGAGGATGGCACGCTTAGTCCGGTCATCCATCGTAATGATGTCTGCTTCAGTCACCAGGATAGGCTTCACCCAGTTGCAGGCGGTATCGACCACCTCAACCCTTGTTGATCCATTCTCTGCGCAGCTCGTCATCAACATCACCATTAGGCATGCGGTTAACAGTGCTTTGTACATCGGATGCCTCTTTAGCCGTTTCGGTCAGGCGTCTTGATGCAGCCTGTTCAGCTTCAATTTTGATTTGCGTCTCGCGTTCATTGGCACTGGCTTCAGCCTTCGATTTACCGGCTGATCTTCCTATGCCAAATGCTGTCATGATGGCTGCTGCTATGACGCCGATGAGGCCGAGGATATATTCAATGCTCATGGCTTTGTCTCCGGGTCGATACCGGCATCGATTTTCTTATCCTGCGTGTCTTTGTCGGTTGCGATTTTCTTGTTGATGATGTTTGCCCCAACAGCAACAGTGAAGTAAGCGGTAAACATCCACTCACTCAACTCAAGTTTGTAGGCATACCAACCTATTACTCCTGAGCTTACGAGGAATGCGATAAGTTGCGTCCATTTGCTTAGGCTGTGCTTGCCGTCACCAACGCTTTTAACAATATCGATAAGAGCCATCGTTTTACCCATGCGAGTGAAATTGCTGGTGAAGATCTACGCGTCGCGCCCTCACTGCCATTTCTGCATCTTCAATGCGATCGAAAAGGCCAAGGTAGTATCTCTTTTTCAAGTGCCTTAATTCAGCGCACCATTTTTTGGCCTGTTTATGGAAATAAACACACTTAACGCCGCACTGATTGTGCGCATGGATAGGGTGGTTGCTGCTGTTTTGATAGTCGTCGGCGAGCCGCAGATTATTAATGCGGTCATCATCTTTGACTCTGTTAACGTGGTCTATCAAGAGATGCTGCGGGCAAGACCCATGGCAATATGCCCAAGCCAGCCTAGATGCCTTATATCTACTTCCCGCAAAAGTCAGATAGCGATACCCATCTCTGCTTACAGTTCCCGCCACCTCACCTACTTTTCCGTTTGATAGCTTTGTGGAACCGATTCGTGTAAACAATCCCGTCTCGATGCCATAAACAAAATGCTCCTTAAAGCGCTGCATCAAAGCCTCATCAATGCTCTTTGCTTTTGCCATCAGATGAGACCCTTGTAGATATCGTAAGTGCCGGTTCTCATCACATCTGCATGGCGTTTTGCGCGATTGGGTGTCTGCTTAGCCCATAAGCTATTCAACATGCCGCTGGCCGCAGAGTTGAAATCACCCTTTGCGATCATGCCGAGTGTGTTCTTGAAGCCTGCAAGTCCCTCAACGCCCATCTGGTATGCCATGCTGATTAGGATGTCTCGACGCGGTGGGTTGCACTGGTCTAATGCAACCTTGATGATTGGCCGCTGATTCATCTCGTTCAGCTTCTGCTGTACCAGAACCTCTTTCCAGAGGTCGCCAACCACACGAGGCACAGTGAACTGATAGTTTGAAATGCTCGCACCTTGCGGTCCGATGAGGATGCCGCCAGCAACGGTAGGAAATCCGCGAGAGTCCAGATAGGGCTTCTCTTTGTATCCTTCCTCATAATTAAGGATGGGGATGATTTTACTGTCAGTCATTTAGCCTCATCCTCTTTCACCACCTGCTTGACCTTATCGGCGGTTTTGTTTGCTGTGCGATCGGGAAGTGAATCAACTTTCTTCTGCAACTCAGTTACCTGCTGACCCAAAGTGGCAACCTTTGAATCACGCCGCTCTGCTATGGCCCGGTAATCGCTGCGGATATCCTCGACGCGCTGGTTGGCTTCGTTACTGACGTAGATGAAGATGATTGTCATCACTATGCAGATAACGCTGAGTGCGAGGAGAAGTGAGCCGTAAATGATGCTGCGCTTGTGCTTTTTGTCGTTACTGACCTGTACCATCGCTGCCGTCCTCTAAGTTGGCGATCAGCCTGGTAACTTCATTTCTGAAACGTTCATTGCCAGCTGCGTTTGTGGCCTCGGACATGGCAAGCAGGATACCCAGCGCGTTCTTGATAAGACGGAGGTCTGTCTCAAGCGTGGAGATGCGTCTCAGGTGCTTGTTCTGTTCGTCACGCAGACTGTCATTCTCTTCGCGGAGAAGAAGGTTGTGCTCCTTCAGCAGAACGACCTGCTCTTTGTAAGTGGTTATGACTTCACCACTTGAGCGGTTATTCGTGACAATCGCGGAAATGCCCGCAATCACTGGCTTCCAGAAGAGAGCCACCGCCCCACCGCCGAGCAGTAGAGCGCCGATACTAGTTATTAAGCTATTTTCCATGCCGGACCTCGCATGGACTGGAAGTAAAGGTGAAATTCATAGCCGTCTCCGGCATTGCCCGGAGGTGTCCGGCCCTATGCTGTGAATAAAAGAAGCGCCCTGCGTAATAGACACAGGAAGAAGTGTGGGAAAATCCTTTGGGCGCTGAAAAAGACAAAGGCCGCTCTGATGGCGACCTTTTAAATTTGGTGAGCCGATTACGTGATTCATTCGGCTCATTGTGCGACCCATAAAAAAGCCCGGCTAGCTGGTGAGGCTACGGGGCTCTTTGACTATCACAAATTATATGCAACTGACTTGATTTTTTAGCGCCCTGAACAACTGTGCGCAACTTCAACTGTTAGGAATCATATCCCCAACTTCGGGAAAAGTAAATAGCCCACGATAAATTAATGAGCTATTTCCTATTGTGCTATGCAGTCACTTTGTTTAAAGCGGCGTTAGCCCATGACTCTTCTATTTCCAGCTTCCCAATCAACTGGTCATAGAATGGCTTAACGCTCTTCTTCCAGGTGTCGATGCTGATAGCATCCGTTAACAGGCTTACGGCATTGTGCGCTTCTGTTGATGGTATGCGCTCAAACCCACGCCCACAGCACCGCTTGCAGTCACCCATCACCGGCACGCCTTGCCTCTTACTTTCTGCCTCCATAATCGCCCTGCCTCGCCCCTTGCAGTCACGGCATGCAGACGAAACAACGCATTTGCCTTTGCACTCATGGCAAAGAACACGCTCAACATCTCTCACCTGGTAACTTGCATTCTCAGGCAGGGATTTATCCAGGCGCTTAATCTCCGTCACCAAACCCGGCCTTTGCGTGCCAAAGCGTGACTTCATGGTGAATACTTCGGCATCGATAAATCCTGATGCGTTACAGCACTTGCATGGTTTCTTGCTTAAAGCACTCTGGCAGTAATCCATGTAGGCATAAGTTGCGAGCGTTTGCATAACCGCTGGCTTAATATCTGTATCGAGTTTGCGTAAGGCTGCAACCTTATCGCAGGTTTGTAATGCATATTCAGTTAACAGGGTAACGGCTCGTCGGGAGTCGTTATTACTTACCCCAACCTTCCCCATAAAAGCACTGTAACCCAGAGGAGCGCGACTCTGAGTCATTCCCATTGCGGCAACGTAATCAGTTCCTGTCATCGTGTCGGGCGATGTCTGCGGCGCTGTTCCGCTGAAGTTCTGCCCTTTCGGGAAGTGGTATTTCACTGTTGCTTCTAAGCTCATAATTCCTCCAGTTCTGTGATTGTTATCGCCAGCATGCCACCCTTAACCTTTTCTCTCCGGCGAATGCGGAAATCATCAATCTGTTCGTCATCAACCATAAATCCCGCGTTGGTTAATGAGTCGAAAACTGATTTGAGAAGGTTGTCCAGGTCACGGCGGCGCTTGTCTGGTGCATGAGCATCAATGGTTACTTTCAATCTGGATTTGGTTTTTATTGCGAGGTTTGCTGCGGTGATAATGCTGAGGACTGCTAACTGGTACTTTTCTCCCTTTTCGCTGATGTAATGCCTGCCTCTTGCATGTCGCCAGTAGGTGTTAACTGTCGGCGGCCATGGCAGTTCCAGACTGTATTCATTCATCGCTTCACCTTTCCTTCCCTGAGCAATGCATCCTGAGTGCGGATTACACCTTCGAGATGAGCGATGCGCGCCTCAGTAACTTCACAGAGCCTTGTGCGCCGGTCTATCTCGTCATGACATGCTGAGCAGGCCCATGCGCCGAAAAGGTCATCAGGCTTCATTCCGGTGCCGCAAATGCCAACCATCCGGTAATGCGCGAGAACTACTGTTTCTGAGTTGCCATTGCATACACCCGGCAATCTCACCTGGCATTCCCTGCCCCGCGCTTCTTGGCGTAATTTACTCATCGCTCTCTCCGCACATGTTGAAGTTTGCGTCTTTCATCCAGCCAGCCGCGCAACGATCGCATGCATAGGTTTCCTGCGGCGACAGGAGCTGAGGACAGCCAACGCATACAGAAGCAAACTGCTCTCCATCGCCAATAAGCTGTTTTGATCGGTCTGTCATATTCATGTTCTTCCCACTTAAGGTCAGTTTCACAACACTCGCATCGCACCTCGTAGTGATACTTGTCTTCTGAGGTGAGGATGGTGTGACAGCGGCAGCAGCGTTGTTTCATTGATATTTCCTCAAAACTCGCAGATATGCCTTACCTCTCGGCCACACCTTCTTCCTAATTCTGTCGTCCAGTTTGTGCAGAAAAGGGATTAGTTCTTTACGGTAAGGGCGGTTTCTGATGTTTCGCGCATACAGGTAATGCTGCCGCCTGACCTCGCACGAATGCAGGTGATGCAAATATCCAATCTCAGTGCATTTCATCGCGTCTTCCTCAGTCGATTCCATTTGGCCTGTAGCAGTCCGCCGACATAATCGAAGGTGCTTACCTGTGATGCTGCGGGGATTGGTTTGCGTTTCTTGCGGGGTGATTTGACGTTGTAGATGGCGTGATTTTCGTATGCCTGCCAGAGTGATTTTCGCCTGGCGTAATTAGTGGACTCTCGCATGATTTCTCCACCTCATCGCGCCGGTTGCTGCCCGGACTACTTCCAGAAACTCAGGTGATTTCTTCAGTCCCATCTCGCGGGCCTTGTTCGTTACCTGTTGTCGTGGCTTGTCGAACATGATTGCCAGCAGGTCTGTTGATGCGTTTGCGTAATCGCGAGCCAGAATGTCGAGATGCTCGCGGCTCCATGTATTTCTCATGCTGCGCTCCTGTGTTCAGTGTTAACCGTGCCGCCCTGACCAATGGTAAACATCGGGTTACGACGGCTGTCTGATTCGCTTACTTCCATCTCGTCTGCGCTGCGCTGATAGACGCAATATGGCTTCCTGTAGACGTGAGAAAGCCACGCAGCTTCTTCGATGGCTGCGCCAATATCGGTGAATGTGGTCATTGGATTTGTTTCTGCTTGAGTTCGTAAAACTCTGAGTTGTTGGGGATGGTGATTGGTACGCCTTTATCCAGGCACCATTGTTCGTGTAGCTCCATCAGGTGAAGCATTCGGCCTTTGTCCATCCTGCTCGTCTTCTCGCGCTCTCCGCTTTCATCACGGCCCAGCCAGTGCCCAACGTAGTAGTCATGAACTTCTTCATTGGTGATTGGCCTGCTGAGTACCACCGTCCCGTTACCGCTTCGAATGTCGACCACTACCCCGCGAGCGCGCAGCCAGTCGCCTGTGGTTTCTACCCACATACGCCATGTGCGATTCATTGGAATTGTTCGGAGGTCACGCCATTCTGAGAATTTGATGCGGTATTTCTTGCCGGAAGAAACGAGGTCGAAGATTAGCTTAGTGAACTGGCCGAGTGTTGTTTTGTGAAGGCAAAAGTCCTGCACTTTTCACCTCGATTTGCATCTGGATAAGCTCTAGTGCGCCGTCGATTTTAGTCTGCTGCTCGTATGTAAGGTCATCATCAAGCAGGCCGTCTATAAGCTCGTAGGCTTGGCGTAGGTAGTCAGGACTGTGTAGCGGAATGACATTGCTCATAGCGCTCTCCGGGTTGTCAGGGTTATTCGTCACTCTTTAGCTGTGGGCGTTTTAAAGCGTCACTCAGAGTTTTGCGGATCATGGCTGGCAGAGACTGATACTCACTGTATCTACGAGTCATGCGGTAAAGATCAAGCGCCAGCATGTCCAGCTCTGCGTCTGATATGACGTGTTCAGAGCGCTTTAAGGGGATTACGTTGTTCATGCTTCCTCCTGTGGTGATGGGAGCGGTTGACAGTCACAACTAACAAGAACCGAATCACCGCGGGGGTCAAAGCCGCCGCTATCCATCTTTCCCGTTCCTGCACATTTAAAACATACAGTCGGAGGTAGTGGCTTATGCATCCAGAACTCCGAGTAAGCTCTTACTTTCCCTGAGTAGCCTTCTTCGAGCATCCAGAAAATAGCACTTCCATCAAATTTAATGTCCGCACTAGCTAACGTTGCCATGGCGACCTCTTCACCATCGAAAATAATCACTTTATCGCCAACGTCAGGGAGTCTATCGCTGCACTTAATCCACTGGCTCATATCACTGCTCTCCGTTCTGATTGGTGGCTGCTGGGCCGGAAACGTAGCTCGGGTCTAGCTTCATTAATCGGCAAATCTCAGTGATGTCTTCCGCTGTAACACCAATCGTTTCTGCAACCCTACCCAGCAGTTTTCCCTGCGGGTCTTGATCCAGCCTCTCGTTTAACGCTCTGCGGCTCAGGCCTACCGAATCAGCCAAATGGCGCATAGTTATCTTTCGCTCTTCACAGAGCATTTTCACGACAATCCGGGTATCGCTCCATGTGGTTTCTTGCATCACGCATACTCCGTAACGTTTTCACTCGCCCATGCCTGGTCATATTCATCGGCGGGCATATTGGCGATGTAGTTGAAAGATGTCGCACCATCACTCATCAGGAACTGGTGTGACTGTTCGTGCAGGTAAAGCGGTATTCCACCTTCCCAGCCCTCACCGTTGCGCTGCTTTTCCAGCATCAGGACTGACGCCGAAGCACCCAACGAGGCTTGCTCCTTATCATTCAGTGGCTCGCCAAGCTGCTGCTTCTGCAAGGCTCGCTCCCTGACTTTGTTTCGCCAGATGATGAAAAGGTTGTCAGTCAGATCGGTTATTGCGCCGGTCCCTTTTACGTCCATCTTCCCGGTAGGCTTCTCTTCGCTGTCAGCTTTGCGACTGTGTGTAACCATGATGACGTGGCTGTTGGTGCGGTTTTTGAAGTCACACACAGCGTCTACAAAGGCTTTTTGCCCGTTGTAGTCGTCATCGCCAATGCCACACTTCATCAGGCTGTCGATGATGAATAGCTGAATGCCATAACGGCGGTTGGCATACTCGAAAATTTCCAGAAGCCGATCGGCCTTTGCTGTTCCGGTAAGGCCAAACAGCCACAGGCGGTCATCGTAGAACTTGAATGCTGAGTCTATTTCCAGCCGCGGGGGTAACTTGAGGCATGTTGCCTGTCGCGTCAGTCTTTTCAGGAGTGCACCCGGTTTGAGTTCGAGAGATGCAACACATGACCTAACACCCTGCTTCATGGCTTCCAGCACCATGTGCCCTACCACTTCCGTTTTCCCGTGACCGTTCACCCCGTTAACGATGGTTAACTCTGCCTCACGAAATGAGAAGTTGTGATTCAGCGTTTCCCACGGGCTTTGGAAAAGGCACTGCTCGTTGCCGTAGAAGGCGTTGATGGTGTCCTGGTAAAACTCACGGGCGCTGTAAAGCTCTTCGGGATCGAAGTAAGCCGCCCTCTCCAGAACGTCGATAACCTCATCGGCTGTCATTCCGGCCTGTAGGCACTCGTTAATGTCTTTGTGTGGAAGATTAACCAGACGGCAGCGATGCTCGCCGAGGCGTGATGCTATTTCTTTCGCAGCGGCCTGACCTACTTCGTCGGAGTCCATCGAGATCCAGATTTCCTGAAAGCGGTCGAGGTTGTGGAATTCAAATTCAATCCACTGCTGCTTGGCACCTTTGCCACCGCCGAACGGGACTGAAAGCGCCGGCAAGCCGTATTGGTGATAGGTCATGCAGTCGATTTCACCTTCACACAGAACAACTACCCGGATGTTCTTAGGCATAGCCTGCCAGCCAAACAGGCATGGTTCGCAGTCTCCTTCTGCCATGATCGCTTTCTTCCCGTTAGGTCGTTCAGTGCTGATGCGCTTTACCTGCAACAGCTCGCCATCACGCTTATAGGGAAACGCCAGAGCATCCAGCTCTCTTTCGCCGTTCCACACTTTAGCCGCAGCAACCTCGAACGTTTTCGCCGTCTCCGCAGTGATGCCGCGTGAGGCGAGGTATTCGATGTGCTTTTCGGTTTTGGTGAGAAATTTGCTAATTTTCTTACGGTCGGGGCGGGAGAATTTCTTTTGCTGCTTTGCTGCGAAGTGGTGGTCGTCGTCTTTGATGCCGAGGAACTCTTTGGCTTCCGTCATTGCCTGGTGTAATCCGCAGTCTTTCACGGCTACCCACAGGTCGAGCAAGTCACCTCCACTCCCTTCAGCGAAGTCCTGCCAGACCTTTTTGCCTGCCAGATTCACTTTCAGGCTGTGTCCCTGCTCGCCGTTTACGCTTCCAGCCACCCACTCATGCGATTCTTTCTTGCCGTTTGGCAGAAGATATTTTGCTACCCGGTCAACCTGATTCCATAGCAGGTCACTTAATTCACTTGGCGTCATATGTGCCCCCAAGCCTTACCTCTACGGACTGTTGAAATCTGTGTTTCTGTCACACGGTATTTATTTGAGAGCTCTTTCAGCGGCGTGCCTGCAGAGCTTCTGATGGCAATTACATCTGCCTCGGAAAGCCGTGCTCGACCATTCAAAACTCCCTTCGCGCCATTTTTCAGTCCGATGCTAAATGCATGCCTTAGGTTCTCTGATCCGGTGCTCCACTCCAGGTTATCAATGGTGTTATCAGCTTTGTCGCCGTTGATATGATTAACTTCTGGCTTGTTGTGTTGATTTGGAATGAAAACTTGTGCGACGAGGCGATGAACTTTAACTGTTGTTCTTACCCCATCAGCATACAAATTGACCCTTAAGTAACCTTTGTTATCCTCCGATGGATTAAGCCATTTCCCTTTGGATAGGTGCCCTCTTGAATTATATCTGGCATGCGAATACACCCGTCCATCTTTGGTTACAGAATATTTGCCCTCATAGCCTGGAATAAACTCATCTAATTCACTACTCATCATGATGCCCTCAGTTGCAGTTTGTTGAACCAGTACCGGACAAACCCTTCGCTCAACAGGCCGTGGTTATATCCGGCAATCAGCAAAGACTTAATCCGTGGCTTCATGTGATCACCTGTCGTAGAACACGTAGCCGGATTTGGATACCGTGATTGCTGATTTGACGTTACTGGTTACTGGTGCCGCTTCTGGCTTATCGTCCTGCCAGCGCTTGCCGTTGAGGTAAGACGTTGGGTGAAGCTTATCGAAGCCATACTGCTTGCCTGTCCGACTGGCTATATCTTCGGCCAGCATCTGCGCAAACTGCTGAGGGGTTCCGCCTGTCTCTTTCCGCCATGCCTGAAACTGAGACCTGAACGCCGCGACTGCTTTCTGCTTGCCTAACTTCACCATCCCTGCACACCAGAAAACTGACTCGAAAGCTTCATCGGTTTCCTGATTCTTGTTTGCAGGCTGAGGAGATTTTTCGGGTATCGTCTGAACTTGTTCGGACAATGTTTTATTACTTTCTTTCTTTTCTTTTGTAATAGTTTCTTTTGTGTGACTCTGTTTTGGTGACACCTCTGTCACCGTTTTGGTGACATCTTTTGTCATCAATGCAGTGACATTATCACCAGAGTAGTGACACCCTTCTATTTGCCACTGTGACACTTCTTTGTTGGGGCCAATTTTATTGCCTTCCCGCAGGATAACGTTCATTGCGATCAGCTCATTTTTGGCCTTGTTTACTTTCTGCCGGGGAAGTCTTGTTAACTCTGCAAGTTGGCTGTCGGCAATGCGATCCATCTTCTTACCAAAGCCATATGTTTTACGGCAAATGGCGTGTGCTACCTTGCTCTGATTTTTCGTTAAATCAGCTCCGATAAGCTCGTCATACAGCGCATTAGCAAGACGGGTATATCCATCTTCCAGTTGGGCCACGCGACGCTCCATACCCTCTTGTGAAGGGCGATAATCTGATAGTTTTCTTACGACTGTCATTGCCGTTTCTCCTTCGCTTTATGCTCTTCCAGAATTTGCTTCAACTTCTCAGCAACCTTAGGATTGAAGCCTTTGCAGAGTTCGATTCGGGCAATGTTTTTGTGCATTTCTGCCTGGTACACAGCGTGTTTCTTTGGCATAATTACCCCTGTTGATTGATCCAGTTAAAAATCAATGGTGATTTGAGAAGCCTCAACTGTTCGCGCAGTTGGGGCTTTTTGCTTTGTGAGGAGCTGCTCAATACGCAGCAGGCTTTTCGCCACTTCTGACTCTGGCGACACCACTTCCAGATAGGCCATTGCCAGACTCATCATCTGGAAGAAGCTGTACTTCTGCATCCCTGAAGGCCGCTTCATGCGACTCACTGCTGCCTCGTTAAGTCCAAGCACTTCCGCCAATTGTCCCTGTCCACGTTCAGCCAGTTTGTTCAGCAACTGACTTTCAATCTGTCTGGCTTTTTTGCGATAGCTTGCGATTTCCACGGTTTAAAATTCCTTTTGTTAGTTAAGTGATTGCGTGACTTTGCGGTGAGCTAGTCACTTGAGTTTTGCTCCGACATTGCGGTGGGAGCGGCTTCAGAGTTTTAAAGAGCGGTGTTTCTTAAGCCGCTGTGTCGGCTGACTTCATGTATCGCTGCGGGTAAAGAATCTGCATCTCGGTAATCTTCCCTTTGAAGTACCGTGATAATTTCTCTGCCGTTTCGAGAGATGGAACCTGCATTCCCCTTTCGATTCGGCTGAGGTTTCCGACATCCAACTGTGTGGCAATGGCTACCTCAGAAATTGTTAACTTTTTCTCTACACGCATTTTCCTTAATGGCGTTGGCATAATGTATCTCCTAAATGTGTCATACGCATAATATGCGATACAGAAAATATGCGCAAGGCGCTTTGTGTGACACGCATAAAATAAGGTTAAATAAACGCCATGAAAATAGGCGAAAAAATCAAACAGATTCGCAAAGCGAATAAAATGACCCTGAGCGAGCTTGCGTTACGCATCGATAGTGACGTAGGCAACCTTTCGCGCCTTGAGCGTGGTAAGCAGGGGTACAGCGAGGCATTGGTTGGAAAAATTGCCGACGCACTTTCAGTTCCTGTATCTGAGCTATTCTCAACTAATGACATTAATGATACTGTTAATTCATACAGTGTTAATTCATTAGCCAAGAAGGAGGGTCGCGATGTGTATAGGGTTGACGTGCTTGATGTTTCTGCGAGCGCAGGTAATGGAGTCTCATCCAAAGACACCATTGAAGTTATCAGATCAATTGAATATGAACCGGAACAAGCCAAGCTCATCTTTGGCTCTATTCCTCAGGGATTAGTTAAGTTGATTAATGTTCGTGGCGACAGTATGCAAGGGACCATTGAGCCTGGTGATCTGATCTTTGTTGATAAGCGCGTTACGCATTTCGATGGAGATGGAATTTATGTTTTCGACTTCAATGGCGACACCTATGTGAAGCGTCTTCAGAAAGTAAAATCTGAGCTTCTTGTCATTTCTGACAACATCAAGTACCGCGAATGGTCTATCACTCCTGAAGAAACCGAGATGTTGCATATCTCAGGTCGCGTGATGCTCAGCCAATCCCAGCAATACCGACGACACGGCTAAAACCTTCATTTCATTAGAAGCCCGCTATATGCGGGTTTTTTTGTGCCTGTTGCATATCCGCATCAAAATTAAATCCCTTTACCTTTCAAATGCCTAACAAAAATTAAGCATAAAACACACCCCACTGAGTTATTATGCGCTTGACGCATATGTGTTGCACGCATATTATCTATCCCATCAGCAGGACGCACTAACCAACAGGATGTTGGGTCGCTCTTTAACATTGATGGGGTTTGTCTCCGCCGAAATGCGGGGAACCAAAGTGAAGTTGGCTTTGGAGAAGCGCGCTAACCAAGGATGTAACGGTCAGGTTATGCAAATACCGCTGACGCCAGTGTGATATCGGTGGCGCGCTTCTACCTAAGCCAATTACCGGAGGTACACATGACAATCGTAATGACCATTCTGGCCTCTGATAACGCCAGAAATCGCCGCAGGGCAAAACGTGCAGCAGAACGTGAGCAGGCAGCTAAGCAGTGTATGCCGCACCTAAGCCGCATCGAGAAGGCAGTCATCTCCCCTTCTCTGCGTGACAGGCATGAGAGCACATCGGTATGTCTGCCGGAGATTGCAATATTCAACGCGGGATACCGCAAATCAGAAAGCATTACAGCGAGGTAGTTATGGCACTTGACCACGGAGTCCTGAACGTCCCGCTGGATAAGCGCGGCAACTTCCATAAGGAACTGGATAGCCATCTGGCAGCAGAGAAGCGCCGGAAAGAGGATGAGTTATTCGTCCGCAAAACCGCTTTCAACGACGCCAAATCTCAGGCGCAGCATCTTTACCTGAAGATGGATAACGACCTGGTGAAGGCCGAGGCAAAGCGCAGGGGAATGAAGTTAAGCGAGTTTCGCGAGGTGCTAAAAGATATTCGCGACTTCAAACCAAAGCAGGCGCCAATAGCGTTTGCACCATTCATCAAGGCTGCCTAACCCGCAGCCTTTTTTATTGCCGGTGATAAGCCGCAGGAGGGGTAGATGAAAATGTATCAGGTATGCATAGAGGCACCTGGCCTTAACGAAACCGAGACATTCGAGGCAGCAACGCCAGAAGAGGCTGAGGAGATTGGAAAGCAAATCTTCTTTGACACATGCAATTACGGAGTCTCGGAAGTAAAAAACGACGACGAATAGCCGCCACTGAGCGGCTTTTTTATTGGGGCTACCATGAGCACATTAGATTACTGGTTAGGCTGGATAGCTATTGGTGTGTTGATGGGGCTGGGGTTTATAGCAGGAGGTTGAGATGAGCGAGTTTAAGGGGCTACCCGAAGCTAAAGGTGTTTTCCCGCCTAATGGTGGGTGGAAAGAAAAAACAATGTATATCGTTGATGTGGCATTCACAAAATCAAATGTTATTCATCAGTCTTATTTCTTTAGCGGGTTCCTGTCGGGTGGAAAACCTAGCGGATATAACCAGATTATTAATCCTAATTACGAAGAGGCAGAGTCAATTAGCTCTGTGTATTACATGAAAGCGACGGATGAGCTTCCAGATATAGCTCAGGTGTTCAGATGAGGATGCAAGGGCATTGGGCCAGTAACCACTGACGGAGAGATGATATGGAGTGGATTAGTTCTAAAGATGAGGTGCCGGATGACAGTCGCTATGTTCTTGGATGCAGCAACGCATCAAGGCTTCCATTCGTAATATGGCATGACGGCTCACAGTGGGTTGGTCTCAGCAATTATACGCCGCAGGTAAGTTTTTGGTGCGATATTCCTGAATTGCCATGCTGATGAGTGACACCGTAAAGCTGTCTGCTTAGACGGCTTTGAGGTGCATTCGCACCAACGCACTTCGGTGCGAGATAACTGAGACACACCTCTTTGCCAGCCTAGTGCTGGCTTTTTTACGCACCAACACCAACCAAATCAATCAAGGAACCCCACGATGACCTTCTCTATCGCGGGTGGACCCATCGTGGGCTTCACCCATTTTAACGAATCTCAACTCGACCGCGTTGTCCGTCGCATTCGCACTGGCTGGCGCAACCTTCTCAACACTCTGAATCAGCCAGGGAGACCGTAACCATGAGAAACAGCTACTTCATGAAAGCGCAGGAGCTTTCACGAGAAGCCCATCTATTCGGCGACAAAGCCAAGTGGGCCATGGCAATGCAACTGTTACGGAGGGCTTTTAAATGAAGCTGAAAGTTGAATGCGGCGAGGTGCAGTCACGCGCCGGTTATCGCCCCGGAATGATGGTGCTCACTCTGGATGAGGTGACGCTACAGGACTTCACAGCAACGGATGTGCTCAATCAGATGGACATCAAAGACGTCATGGAGTGGCTTAATGAACAGGGTTACACGATTCATGAGAGGGCCGCAGCATGATTGATGCAGACAGCTTCTTCATCGACATGAAGAAGGCGATTTTGGGCGACGCATTAGAACCAATGACTGACGAGCAGGCTGCAATCGATGCGGCGGCTGATTACCGTACGGAGCAACAGGCGGCAAGAATGGGAGTTGCATATGAGCGTTTATAAGGCGATTAGCCTGGTGGCCAAGGAAATGGCAGAGCAAGGCATCAGTAAGGACCGGGAAAACCGTCAGCAGGGTTTTAGCTTTCGCGGAATCGACCAGGTGTATAACGCATTGGCCCCGATGCTGGCCAAGCATGGTCTTGTCATCCTGCCCCGAATAACTGAGCGAACCGTTACCGAGAGAACAACAGCAAAAGGTGGTGTCCTTTTCTATGTGGTCGTCAAAGCTGAGTTTGATTTTGTCGCGACAGAGGATGGCAGTAAACACACTGTCATTACTTATGGTGAGGCGATGGATAGCGGAGATAAGGCCACAAACAAAGCCATGTCGATCGCCTACAAATACGCGGCATTTCAGGCGTTCTGTATCCCTACAGAGCAGACAGCAATTGATGCGGACGCTGAAGTGCACCAGGTGGCAGCGCGATCACCCGATGAAATTTTGGCTGACTTCACCGCGCAGGCTTCTGAATGCGCAGACCTTGAAGGGCTGAAAGGAATCTACAAACCGGCATGGAATGCTCTGGCTTCCTCTGCTGAACACCAACAAAAGTGCGTCGATGTATTCAAAACACGCGGCGCAGAACTAAGCAAGGCGGCATAAATGGCGAGTCGTGGAGTTAATAAAGTTATCCTGGTGGGAAATTTGGGTCAGGACCCTGAAATTCGGTACATGCCAAATGGTGGCGCAGTCGCAAACATTACGCTGGCCACGTCGGAAAGCTGGCGCGACAAGCAGACCGGAGAGAATAAGGAAGTTACCGAATGGCATCGTGTAGTGCTGTTCGGGAAGCTGGCAGAGGTTGCTGGCGAGTATCTCAGGAAGGGATCGCAGGTTTATATCGAAGGTCAACTTCGTACCCGTAAGTGGCAGGCACAGGACGGTACAGAGAAGTACACCACGGAAGTAGTGGTAAATGTTGGCGGAACCCTGCAAATGCTGGGAGGAAAACAGGAAGGTGGTCAGGGAAACCGGCCACAGCAAAATCAGCAACAGCGACCGCAGCAGCAGGCTGGGGAATCTACTCCAACGGCGAACAATGAGCCGCCGATGAATTTCGATGACGATATACCGTTTTAGGAGGCGCAATGATTACCTGCAACAAGTGCCATGAAACTAAGTCGCAGGATGAATTTTACCCAAGGAACCGAGTGTGCAAGGAATGCACCAAGGCAAGGGTCGCCGAATATCAGAGAGGCATTGGAAAGCAAGTAGCTAACAAAGCGAAAAGGAAATATGACCTGACGGATAAAGGAAAAGCTGCATTAGCGAGAGCAAAGGGAAACTATCTAAACAGCCACCGCGACAGGCAGAGGTGCAGATGGGCTGTTAAACGAGCGGTAAAAGCTGGAAAGCTTGTCAGGCCGCAACTGTGTGAAAGCTGCTCATGTAAATGCAGGCCTCACGCGCACCACCCTGATTATGGAAAGCCGCTACTTGTTGAGTGGTTGTGCAGTGATTGCCATGTCCAATGGCACAAATCTAACACTCCGATATACCCACCAAGCCAGATTTAACCCAATAAGGCACCCGCATGGAACTGTCACCGACTTTATCGGCGTATTGCTCACGTCTGAATGATGCCGATCGCAATAGATTCATACGCAGGCTTGAGCAGATGTCGCCAATGGAATTACGCAAGGAGTCGGTGGCCCGTGGAGCATTTATGGCAATGGAAGCCAGCCATCGCGGAGAGGATCACCCGCAGAGGTTAACGCCAGCAAGGAAAGCCGAGCAGAAGGAGCAGCGCAGGCTGGATGCGGTGGTGAAAGAGACGAGCAGATATCCGCAACTACCGCGCATCGTTGTGACGAAGCCGGATGTTATCTGGATGGATTACACAACTGAGCGCCGTGGACGGTTGGGCGCGGTATTGCAGGAATAACTATTGTCGCCGCGGCATTGAGCCTGACAGCGGCATAAGGGGATGAGATGAGCGAAGTGAAACAATATGCAGAACGCGATGCCATGGCTCTGGATGATGCTGGCGGATACTACTTACGCCATGTGCTAGCGATGACCGGTGAGAAGTTGCATTCCAAAAGTGATATTGCAGCCGAGCTGGGCTGGCGTGACATGCAGATTGAGCAACTCAAAGCAGAGCGAGATGCGATGGCGGCTGAGGTAGTAACTTCCATTCAGGCGGTTGATTACGTGCTTGAGTGCTATGAAGCAGCACAAGTGGAAGGGCTTTTCTCAGTAATAGATTCTTGTGGTGACGAAAATATTAAAGACATTTTTCAGCGTCGAATTATTCCAATTGTTCCATGCCTTGAGCCAACCCCAGCCACAGACGCCTTCCTCAACTCGGTGCGGGCGGACGGCATTGAACTGTTGGCGGTAAATCTTGCTACTCCTAACCATGAATTGGCGGATGGGACTAACAGAATCAACAAAGCTGTTGCTTGGTACGCTCGCCAGTTTGCCAATCAACTCCGAGCCGGTAAGGATAAATGATGAACGTAGAACAAAAGGCGGAGCTGATTGAATGTTGCAAATTAATGATTGACGTCAGCCGAAATCACGAAGAGGTAATGATTGCCCGAATCGCGCTTGCATCCCTGACGGCGGAACCGATGATTTGGCATAACGGAGATATTACTGATTTGCTTGCTGAGGGAAATATTGCTGCGCATCGGACTGGCACGCATGTCATGCCACTTTACCCCGCGCCGCCAGTGCCGGTGATGAAAGCGGTTAAGCCGCCAAAGCCGATGCGAGATAACTGGCCGGGCATTTCTTATACCGCCGGTATGGCGTTTGACCAACAAGACGAACTGTGGAAAGCCGCACTCCGTGAAGCCGGTATCCAGATTGAGGGTGAAGAATAATGCAAAAATTAAAAGAGTTAGTGTCGTTAGCCCGATGCGCGCAAGCGGATGACTGGTCAGGTCAGGTTATATCCCCTGAAACCATTTTCGCTATTGCCGGGCATGTGCGGGAACTGGAGCAGGAAGCACAAAAGAATCTTGAAGGTGCGTTTGCATGGCAACAGCGCGCAGAAGCAGCAGAGGCGAAATTGGCCGATGAGAAGCAGATAAACAGCAAGCTGCGCGATGATAGGGCCGTGCTATCAAGGGAATGCAACGAATTTGAAGCGAAGCTGGCCGAGCTGAATAAGCAGGAGCCTGTTTTATACGCGCTGAAATTTAAGAATAGCAACGGAAAACCTGAAAGGTTAATTAACGACAACTGCTTGTTTCGCCATCGCGAAGACGCAGAAAAATATGGGTTGGGCGGTAACTACGTCACGCAAGAAAACGGAAAGATAGAATGGGTTGCAAACCCATCGCTGAACCCTGAAGTTATTCCACTATTCACCCGCCCCGCGCCAGCCGTTAACCTGGCTGATTTAGTGCCGGAATGCTTCACCCAACTTCATAAAGAGATAGGTTCGCGACATAACGGCAGAATGCCAAAAGAAGTGCAAGACGCCTTTGATGAATGTACTGCCATCCTGCGTAAAATTGAGGAAGCGAAGAAATGAAGATGAAGGCCCACAGTGGTGATTTTGGTTGGTGGATCGGGCTTTCTTTCAACTTTAGCCGGGAAATGATGTTTCACCGATGCAGCATGACTTATGACGGTTGCCGAATGCACGCGCTATGGCTTCTGGGTTTCGGCTTTCAGTTGTGGGAGGCGGGTGAAAATGGCGAGGTTTGATAAAATGACAGTATCGAATAAGCGGCTTGAGTGCGTACTAGCTAAGGATGAAGAGTGGTGTTTTACCAGGCTCGAGTTGTTTGCTATGGCAGAAGAGTTGCTGGCGCTGCGTAAGGCGTTTAGTGAGCCGGTCGCATATACGGCCCAAGAGAACATTGATGGATTTGGGGGTAGCGCTGGTTATATGTGGCCTCCTGGAAATCAAAAGCCAACAGATGTCGCGCTTTACTGTAAGCCCACTTTGCCTTAAAGCGATATACTCCAACTCAGGAGGACATCGCATGTCACACAACTTAGCAGCACGCAGCAGAGAAGAACGCGACAAGGTCAACGTTGATTTGGCAGCATCCGGCGTGGCTTACAAGGAGCGTTTAAACCAGCCAGTTATCGCCATGGAAGTGGAATTGCAGCAGCCGGCGGATTTACGTGAATACTTTCGTGAGCGTTTGCAGCATTACAGGAACGTTGCGTTGCAGTATCCGCGCGGCACTGATCCGATTTATCAGAAGGAGGAGAAGTGATGCTACGAGTTTCGGTAAGAACAGACCGTTATCCCGACCTGGCTCTTGATGCGAAAATAACTCCGGGAACCCGGATGGGACTATCAACTCTCGTGACAAACGATGAGCTTAAGGTTTTCCGTTGCAAAGAGGCTGATGTCATTTTCTCAGGACTAGGGTTTGATGCTCATGTTCCATTCAGCATTAATCGCGCGGATTTTGTGACCTACTATTACCAAGCTATGGACGATGAGGGATTCATCTTTCACTCAAACCCTTAATAAATTGTTCATCCAGACAAAACCTCGCCCCGGCGGGGTTTTTTATTGCCTGAAATATGGAGGTAGCCGTGACCGCATACATGTTGATGCGCATCCCAACGAGAAATTATCGAGGCTATGAGGCTGAGTTAGTGGACATATATCTCAGCAAGGATTCTGCCGAAAGCGAGGTGGTGCGAAGAAATTCCTACACGCGTGAAGGCCGGAAGTTCGATTACATATTGCGAGTTAAAAAGGTTAAGGAGTGAGCCATGAATTTTCCAGACCCAGCAGATGAAGCAGCAGAACGCGAGCAGCAGATGATTGAAGTGGCACTGGCTAACAGGCCAAAGCCAACTATGACATTCACTGGAGTCTGCCATAACGGTGACTGTGGCGAGTTACTGGATAAAGGGTTCTTCTGTTGCCCTGAGTGCCGGGAAGACTTCGAGCGCATTGAGCGCGCTAAGCAGCATCGCAAGGTGGCATGAGTAAGACTGAGGGGCTTAATTATGAACCTAGATACCGAGTGCATTCTTTGGAAAAAGTATATCGACAAGAAAGGATATGGGGGAATGAGATTCCAGGGGAAAACGCGGCTTGCTCACAGGGTGGCTTATTGCCTGCACCACGCGATTGACATTGAAGACATAAATGGAATTTGTGTAAGGCATAAATGTGATACGCCCGCGTGTGTTAATCCACTTCACCTTGAGTTGGGTACGCATCAGGAGAACATGAAGGATATGGTTGATCGCAATCGCTCTACAAGAGGAGAGAAATCAGCACACGCAAAACTCACTAAGGATCAGGTTGAGGAGATTAGGCGTAGATATGTTCCGCGCTCAAAGCACGCGAACATGTTCGTCTTAGCTGACGCGTATGGGATTTGCCAAGCTGCAGTTTCTCAGATCGTAAATCACAAGCGATGGAAGTAATCCAAGCACGCCAAATCAATCACCGCCCTGCCGCCAGACACCTTCCCGGCCAAGCGCTGGTTGTCGTTCTATGTGCGTCAGGTTGATAAGGAGTCCGCCGCTGCAAAATGACCACCACCTACGACGAGCCTTGCTCACCGGGCGAGATGCTCACCAATATTGCCCTCTTCATCTCAGTCATCATCGCCTGGTTCATCGGTAAGCCACCTGAAGACTAATGTCACCATATGCCGACATTAGTCCTCTACATCTTATTTTGTCACTATATGGTTACATAAAGGCTTAGTCTTAATACTTATGGTCCCCCTAAAATCTTGCGTTAGTTTGCGCTCAAGTTCTGTTAAAAAGTGCAGGAGAAAATCATGGCTAAATTGATGAACCTTCAGGAATGGGCTTCGGCAACTTACTCGCAGCCCCCGTCGCTTTCTACCCTTCGCCGCTGGGTCAGAGAGGGACGGATTTACCCATCGCCTGAACTTCATGGAAAAGAATATAAACTCGAACCCGATTCGGTTTACGTGGACCCGCGCAAAAAGATGATGAAGCGCAAGCCGGCAAACGTAGCGCCACCAAGAAAGGGATCGCTTATGGAGAAACTGACATATGTTGAACAGGCCAAAGCGCTACGACGCTAATCTGCCGCGTAACCTGACGTATCGTAAAACAAAGCAGATTTACTCTTGGCGCAACCCTGTCACTGGTCAGGAAATATCACTAGGCAAAATACCACGCAAGGATGCTGTTGCTCAGGCTATCGAAGCCAACAGTTACATAGAGCAAAACTACCTCCCTTCCGCACTTCTCGATCGCCTAAAAGAGCAACCTGAGTTTACCTTCAGTAAATGGCTTGAGCGCTACGATGTCATTCTGGGCAGGCGTAATCTCAAGCCGAACACGATGAAGATACGAAACAACCAACTTTCCACGCTTCAGGATGAATTCGGCCGCAAATCCATTGCGGGGATAACGACACGTGACATTGCCGTTTTTCTTGATTCATATGTTGAGTGCGGGAAGAGAAGCATGGCGGTCGCATTGCGATCATTACTGATGGATGTGTTCAGGGAGGCTGTTGTTGAGGGGGTTATTGAAAAGAATCCAGTTGAGCCTACCAGAACACCTGCGCCAGAGGTAAAACGCGAGAGACTGTCCCTTGAACAATTTCTGACTATTCGAAGTGCCGCTGCCTCCATGGGTGGCTGGCTTCAGAACGCAATGAACCTTGCATTGCTCACCGGTCAGCGTCGCGAAGATATTACCCGCATGCTGTTCAGTGATATCAATGATCAGAGGCTGTTTGTCACTCAAAGCAAAACGAGTCACAAGTTGGCGGTTCCGCTGAACATTGAACTGAGCGCTGTAGGATTGACACTGGAAGCAGTAATAGAGGAATGCAGGAAAGGGAATTCGTCAGACAATCTGATTTATTCGTCAGTAAGGCGAGGCGGAAGAAAAGCCGGCCCCGTTATGCCAGATGCGTTGACTGGATCGTTTGCCGAGGCGAGGGAATTAAGTGGCATTAAGTTTGGACCAAACCCACCTACTTTTCACGAAATACGAAGCCTTGCAAGTCGGCTTTATGAGGTGGAAAATGGAGAAGAGTTTGCTCAAAGGTTACTCGGACACAAAAACCTTTCTATGACGAAAAAGTACCTTGATTCACGCGGTCAGGAATATGTAATGGTTTGAATCGAATATAGTGTTTTCGGGAAAAATTCGGGAAATTTCGTTACCACTGAAGAAAAGTCGTTATAAATCAAACACATAAAAAAAGACCGAATACGATTCCTATATTCGGTCCAGGGAAATGGCTCTCGAGGAGCCGTGCGCTAAAAGTTGGCATTAATGAAGGCGGTTTCGCCTTGCATCTTAAGATTAGAACAGAGTGGTAGATTTTCCAGCCGACCGGGCTGTGAGGGGCAGAAAGCGGATCAGTTTGTGATCCGGACGGCAGAAAAGTGCATGAAACGGGTGCAACGCAACGCTGCACCCTGAGAATTTACTTACCGCACAGCGCCTGAGCGCGATCAACAATAGGCTGCAAGCTCATCATGTTGCCTGGATTGGCTTTATCTTCGGTTTGAATCACGCTGATGGGTTGGGCTTTCACCTGCCCCGCTTTGAATTGTGCATCGGCAAGATCGTTAAGCGGATACTGCATCAGAGTGCTGGGGTTAATGGCGAAAAGCGAGCCATTTTTCTCACAGGTCAACATCACTTCTTCGCGGTTAAAGGGCCACTTATCTTTGCCGATCTCAAAGCGGCTAACGGTAATGATTTGAGCCGCCAGCGCCTGGCCGCAGATAGAGAACAACAGGATTGCGGGAATCACTTTCTTCAACAA